TTAATGTAAGGTAATTTTGTCCTTGCATAAAAATGTTTCTTGGTAAGTCAGCTATATACAAGCAATCTTTCCTTGTTTGTTCAGAGAACCCAGTGTAAAGATTAAAGATTTCACCCCAAGCTTCTAGATAATCTCTAGATGCTCCTTTAACATCATTAAGGTTGTTTACTGCTAAACCAGATATTGATGTAACAACAATTGTATCGTCAAAGTAAATATTAGATGATGATAATTGAGGTGTATTATTAAAGTATTGACTATTTGCAAATATTGTTGACATACCTGCATCTACCACAATATCAATATTATATTGTTCAACATCAGAAGCTATATTAAACAGTCTGTTAAGTTTGGCTGGAATGGTGCCTAAATCCTTTGTAGTTAAGTTTGTATTGTTAAACGAACCAACTGGGAATAAAGCATCAACGCTACCACCGTTAACTGATGTAAGGTTGTTGTAAATACCGTTAAGAGAATTTGCTAGTATAGAGACCTGTGCTGCAGCTGTAGTTGCATCTACAATACCATACTGGGTTGATAATTGCTGTAACAATGTTGTTGCTGATTGCACTGTTTTGTACCCAGATGTTACTGTTCTTGCAAAATTTGTAGGAACACCAACATTGTTTAACCATGTACTGGCGTTTTTATGGGAAATAAATGGGTTAACTGCAATTTGAATATTAGGAGAACCATCATTTACATTATGAATGAAAAAGCTTTTTGCTGCTCCCCCATTTGATGGGTTAATTTGTCTCCAATAATCTAATGAGCCAACTGCGTTTTCAGCATATGAATATGTTAATTGTGTCGTGGTTGGGTTAAAATTAGATTGTGTTAATTTAAACAATCCAAATATTAACGTATCATTAAATGTAGGTGTACCAATGTTAAATGTTGGTGTTGTTTCCAACACTTGTGATACACTTGAACCAATATTTGATGTTGCATTATTGTTTGAATAAGCGTATGAATTTTCTGATTGTGAAGATAATGCAAATGATAATCTTGTTTGTGGTACTTGTACGTAATTAGTTGTTTCATACGTAGCTGATAATAACGAATTAACAGCTAACAAGTCTGTAAAGTTAGAAGCTGGATTAATGTTTGAATTATCAGCTATACCTAAGTAATATCCTGCAAAGTTATTATTAATGGATGTTTGTCCATTGTTTAGTACAACAATACCGGCATTAGCAAAAGAAGATATACTATCAAATTGTGTATATGGAATATTGCTCCAAGCAATTCCATTACCACCTTGTAAGTTATTATATTGATCTGGGGTTAGTTCAAAATGTGTTGGTGCACCAATTACATACATTACATTGGATGAAAGTGCATTGAATGTGTTTAACGTATAACCATAATTTGCATTAGTACCGTTACTATAATTTACATCAACTGGGGTTACTGGATATACTAATGCACCGTAATTAGAACCAAACCCTTGTCCTTGATTAGCTCCATATGGAAGTCTATATGCGTTTACTGTTGCGTTTGTTAAAAATAAAGGTTGTGCTGTCTCGTAAAAATATCTTTCTGCTGCATTTGTTGGTGTTCCAAAAATACTTTCCCATTCTGATAGACTTGTAACCGTAAGAATTTCATCTGTGGGGCCTTGGGGAGCATAGCCGGCAACTAAAATGCTTGTACCAGTCGGTATGTTTAATGTTCTGCTTAGATCAACTTCATTGATCTGGACACCGGGTGACGTAATTGAGAGAGCCATATGTTATTATTTATATTTTTTGGAACAACTTTTTATATTAAACTTGCGAAGAATTGAGAGAACGCAAATTCAAAAGTTGTTTCCATCTCACCTGGGTCTCTATAATTGTAGTCAATACTACCTAAAGAAACTGGAAAAGCTTTAGTGTAAGTAAATTTAATAATGTTTTTATCAAATTCGTCCTTACCGTAAACAGTTAAATCTGTTTGATAGGCTTGGGGTTGTAATTTTGGATTTAATGTACCAGATTTTTTTACTATAGATTGATCTGGCACTATTTGGTTAGCATCATATAATGATTGTTCTTCATCATTTAATAAGTTAAGCCATGTATATAACATCCAATAATTATTAAATTGGTTATCAACAGTAAAGTTAACAGATATATTATCATATGGTGGTCTGCTATTAGATGAAGCTTTATAATTTTGGCCTGAATAACCTGCTGTTACTTCTGGTACACTAATTTGAGGTATAACTGAACCATATACTGAAAATTGAACTGAATTTTGATTAACAAGGCCTTGCTCTCTAACTGATAAATCATTAGTATTATAGTTTCTCAATATAGGAGGTAAAGTAAACACTAATAGAAATTTGTCTTTCCTACTTTTGTTTAATGTAGATTGTTGATATATTGTTTGGTCTGCCATTAGTTTAGAGGTTTGTAACCCATTGCTAATAACGCTGTTAAATCGTCATCACCTTGCTCTTTATCTGACATAAGCGTTGGCATTGCTGAGGAGCCACCGTTTTTATCATTATAAAAAGAGTTAGAGTTAGTAAAATATTTAATACCAAAGTCGTGTAACCTTAATTTTAAAGGTCTACCATTGAAGTCAGTTTGTACAATTTCAAAATATCTTTCAGCTAATCCTTTTTCTAATAATATAAGAGACCAAACTAAAGACATTACCTTATCATCATGATAGCCAGCGCCTTTTTTAGCTGACCAGGTACCATTTGCATGTCTTACAAATGACTTAAACTCTTTTAATAAACTTAGATCTCTAATTTGCACAACTTCTAATTGGTTAACCCAATATCTCATATTAGTAATGCCTGCATATTTTGTATTGGTGTGGGATATAATACCAAGCATAGATTTTTCTCTACCTGCTGTAGATGCCCCCCATGATACTATATTATCATATTCAAATTGCGTTCTTAACCCATCCACAACTTGAGCTCCACAGTTATTTCTCTCTATGCAAACAAGTGGTTTACCCCATTGGGTTAAAATTTCATTTAACTTACTTGTAAAGTTAACTGGAGATATTCCATTGTTACTATAACATGCAACTTGTTTTATACAAGTTAGATCTGTTATATCCATTATTTGTATAACCGAAGCATCTTTGTCTATACCTTCACTTACGTCCACACCCACTACATAAATTTTACTATCTGAAGGTTCTTCCCAAATATGATACATATTCTCTTCCATAGAGTATATGGGTTGTCTAATATATACAGAAAGTTTTTCATATAATGAATCATTAATGGAACTTTCCCCTGAATCTAGGAACTCACAATTAAACTCTTGATTAAAGGCGTCTTGACTTCCAATTGTTGCTATAGTTTCTATTTTCCACTTTTCATCTCTACCAGGAATCTCATTCCATAAAATTTTATCACTTGCCCAACCATTTCTTCCTGTTTCTGCCCCGGAATATAAATTGTGGAATAGATTACCGGTACCATTTGCAGTTGAAGCTATAAAAATTTTAGATTTCTTAGACGATGAAACGATTGGATAGACTGATTTCCAAAATTCATCAACTAAATGCGATTCAATAAACGCTAACTCATCTAATATAAGAACATTTATAGATTGACCTCTAGCAGCAGTGCCTGTCGTGGTAGATATACCAATTCTACACCCATTTGCAAGGGCCATTGATGTTTTAGCGTATTCTACAACACCTGGTTTTAACCAGTTTGGCAATTCTTCATATGCTAAACGTATTCTTCTAAAGATTTCAATGGCAGTACCTTCTTTATTAGCTACTATCAATATAGATTGGTCTTTTTGAAAGCAGGCAACCCATAATGCATAGATTGTCATTAATGTAGTTTTTCCAATTTGTCTGCTTGCAAGCAATATAAAGAATCTATTATCACGCATTTTACGTAATACCCTTTTTTGACATAAATGCAAATCAATTGTCTGTTTACCCTCGTCTAGTGATACTATATAGAAGAAATTTTCAGCAAAATGGAGTATGTTTACAGCGCACTTTTTTAAGTCTGCTAACATATCTGGTGTATACTCAAATTCTGAGTCTACTGCAGGCAGATTTGGGTTATTAAGATAGTTTTGTTTGTTTTTAAGCACGAGAGACATAAATATTTAACATACTATGGCACATAATCTATTAGAGATATGGGATACTTACAACACTAAGGTCCTCAATGAGAAAACACTTCCAAAAGAAACTGCTAAATTTGGAAAAAAGCCAGGCAAGGGACCTGTTCAATTGAATAACCCTAAAGCAGGTGAGATTGCACACCAAGATACATCTGGACCTGATGTTACAGGCAATTTTGATGGTCCAGCATTTAATAGAAAAATTGACGATCTTAAGACTATGACGCCAAAAGATAAGGCTGATAGACCTTACGTGAAAGATCTTAACGTTTTTGATGTGGATGAAAAATTTGACAAAAATATTGAGAAATCTACAAGCACAATAATAAATAATTACATGAAATCTACTTTTAATCAGTTATTCGAAGAAGTTATGGGTGAAGACGATAAAGATCTAGCAGCACTTGGTGTTACACCAGATGCAGGATCGCACGGTGAAGAGGGAATGGGTGAAGAAATCACCATTAAGTTATCTCCTCATCATATTGAATGTCTTAAAGAAATTTTATCGCAATGTGAAGGTCACGGTGATGAGACAGAAGGTGAAGTTGAAATGACAGACGAAACTGAAGCTCAAGGTGGCTCAGATGAAGAAGATTCCGAAGAGGAAGATTCAGAAGAAAGTGAAGACAATAAAACAATGAAAGAAGCATCAGGTGTTCAATACAAAGTAACATCACCAGAAGCAGATGGAAAAGAAGTTCCAGATAATGATGGCTTACAATTAGTTGGACCAAAAGGTAAATTTAATGTTTCAGAAACCCAACCAGGTGAAGAAACAAAGAAACATATGAAAGCTGGCGCTAAAAAGGCCGGTATGCAAGGTTTCAAATATAAAACAGATGCAGGTTCAGAATTAGCAAGCACAGTGCCTATGATGACAAAAGTAGGAGCAGGTTCTAACGTACCAAAGAGTGCAATTAAGGGTAATAATCAATTAGCATTTGGTATTAGCACATAATAGTTTATTAAGTAGATTCAAAATTAAGCCGCTAGCAATAGCGGCTTTCTTTTTGTTCCATTAAATATTAACATGATGTTATTCAAAGAGTTTCACAATGCACAATTAAGCATGAATGGAGTTACTCCACATCATCGTAAACCAATG